ATGCAGTATCACTAGACGAGCATGGCAACTTGATATTTGAAGATGGTGTTAGTGAAGACCTAAAGAAATGGTTCAAAGAGAAGTGGGTCCGCTTTGGTCCAGATGGTAAGATACGTGGCGACTGTGCCAGAGGCAGTAGCAAAGAAGGCAAACCTAAATGCTTACCAAAATCAAAAGCACAAGCACTAGGCAAGGAAGGTCGATCGAGCAGTGCGGCCAAAAAGCGTAGAGAAGATCCGAATAAGAATCGCAAGGGCAAAGCCAAGAACGTTAAAACCAAAACACGTAGTATGAAAGAAGCACTTCCGCCCACGCATGATGCTCCTGCAGAAAAGCAACCAACAAACCCAATTGGTGTGATACGCCAAGGCAAGAAAATATACGACATGGTAAAAGGTGGTAAAGTTAAAGATACTGCCACGCAGACTGTAATAGATTTTATCAAGAATGCTACACGTGATGATGCGAGTAGTAGAAATAGGCTTCCAAAGATTCCTAAATCAAGTAACTAAAAACATATGGCATTTCTAGTACACCCGTTACCACCTGTCCCGGTCTGGGTCAAAAAAGAATACTTGTATGATCATCAAAAAGGCCACGGAGAACTTACTCCGGGTATCTGGATCAGTGTAAAAAGCACACAAGCAAAAGCTCTATACTTTGAAACACTGCTAACAGACTACGGTGCACTATACGACAAACTTCCGTTGAGTGCATTTGTGTGGAAAGAAGATTACGACAAAAGCAGTCAACTGAGTCTAGACACACTACAGTTGTGGGACTGTTTTGATTACCACCTTACTGTAATCCAAAAACCACTACTGAGCAGATGTGAATTCTTCGGTAAGGACAAGCAAATGCACCCAGGTGAGTATGCATTTACTATTGATACAGCACATATGGATCACAGTGTGATAGACACAAACTTTTCAGAGCATGATCCAGAGCATAAAAGTTTTAATGTAATTAAACTGGATAACGGACAGTTTGCCGCACAGCCAAACAACCGGGTTATTTGGCGTGATCAAAGTCTTATACCAGAGCAGTTAATCACTCCAGACTTTAAGGTTTGTAGTCAGAATTACCAAGTAGAAACTACGCCAAAATGGAGCGTAGGTCACTCAGACGACTGGATGTACAAAACATCCCAAGGCAAATAGTTTCTAAATTGCTTGATTTATTTCTTGTAGTACTGTATAATAGTATACTTTACTAACAGGAGATCAGTAATGTCATCAAGAATGTTCGGACCAGAGCAAAAAGCCAAACTTGTACAAGTTGTTACCGAAGGTATTGCAGTGATGCAAGAAGTCGAGGACCTCAACGCAGGATTAAGTGATACAATCAAAGCAATAGCAGAAGAAATGGAAATCAAACCCAGTATTCTTAAAAAAGCTGTGCGTATTGCATTCAAATCCAAACTCACAGACGAAAACGCCGATCACGAAGATCTAAACACGATTCTTGAAACTGTTGGCCGTACTCTGTAAGGTTCAATTTGAATAATATAAAAAACTTTTGGATTAAGAGTTATACCAGTGACCGTACTGCATTTTATCTTGAGCTGGTTAGTTTTATAACAACAGTTGGCTCCAGTGGCGGGTTAGCCTTTACGGCAGATGCCCCAAACATGGCTTTGATATACCCAGGGTTCTTTGTTGGTAGTGTAGCAGGTGCTATTGCTTATTACCGCAGAGGGCTAGGGTTTCCTTTGTTGTTGACCAGTTACTTTGCGTGTGTTAATGTGTTTGGATACGGTGTAGCAGTGGGGTGGTGGTAAAATGTCTTGGCGTTGTGGAGCAATAGAAAACGGCGTAACATTCCACCCAGACGGGACTATTGCGCCGTGTTGCATGATAGACAAGGATTATAGGAAACCTATATCTGAACTGTTCAACGATCCTTTTGCAGACATAAGAACGGGCAAGCCCGAATCGCCTTGCGAAGTTTGTCACCATGCCGAAAAGAATAGACTAGACAGTTACAGAAAAAAGTTTCAACTGTACAACAACAGATCCTACAGATATCTTGACGTGCGTAACACAAATCTATGTAATATGAAATGTAGAATATGTGGACCAGAGTACAGTAGCCTTTGGGGTAAAGAACTAGGCAATAAGAACTTTATAATCAAGCAAGATATTGGTCAGTATTTAGAAAAAATTGTTACTAATCAACTACAGAACATATACTACACCGGCGGAGAGCCATTGCTTAATGCTGATCATTGGTCGCTACTGGAACTATTAATAGAAAAGGGCTATAGCAAAAATATCACCCTGGAATACAACACCAACGGCACAGTAACAAAATTCAAAGATAAAAACATTATTGATATATGGAAACAGTTCAAACATGTAAAACTGATGATCAGTATCGACGCTGTTGGAGAAGAATTTGAAATACACCGACACGGCGGCGAATGGGATAAGGTTAAGCAAAATCTACAAATCATCAAACAGTGGCCAGTGGAAACAACCATTGCAGTGACAGTGAGTTTACTCAACGTCTGGTCGTTAAAAAAACTAGTAGAAGAACTTAAAGGTTTTAAAATACAATTAAATAACCTCACACAGCCACCTTATTTGTCACTGAACGCTATAGATGAAAGATACAAACAACAAGCAATTGACTGTTTGGATGAATTGAAAAATTACCACCATGATCATCACCTATTAGATCATTTGATACAATACACAACAGCTAACTATAATTGTAATTTGTTTAAAGACACAATTCTACATGTATTACTGCTGGACAAGAAAAGAAATGAAAACTTATTCGATAGACTTCCTTTTACTGACTATAGTACAATAAACATATGAGTTACATAGACGCATTATTTGATAGGAAAGCAGATCGCATACATGTTGTAGAACGTGTTAATGGGGAACGTGTATACAAGGAGTTTCCTGCTAACTATGTGTTCTACTATGACGATCCCAAAGGCAAGTTCCGCACTGTCTACGGAGGTCCTGTGAGCAGATTCAGTACACGCAACGGTAAAGAGTTTCAAAAAGAAATGCGTGTGAACGGCGGAAAACGTTTGTGGGAATCAGACATCAACCCTGTGTTCCGTTGCTTAGAAGAAAACTATTCGGGTGCAGAATCACCTAAACTACAAACATGTTTTTTCGATATTGAGGTCGACTTTGACCCCGAACGTGGATTCAGTCCACCTAGTGATCCGTTCAATGCTGTAACAGCTATCACAGTTTACAATGACTGGATGGACAAGTTAATTACATTGGTCATGCCTCCTAAAGGGCTTAGTTGGGAAAGTGCAGAAGAAATATCTGCCCAGTTTGACAACTGTTTCTTGTTTGAACGTGAAGACGAACTACTGTCAACATTCCTAGATTTGATTGAAGACGCTGACATACTGTCGGGTTGGAACAGTGAAGGGTTTGATATCCCCTATTTGGTTATGCGCATAAAGCGTGTACTCAGCAACGATGACAACAGACGCTTTTGCCTTTGGGGACAACTACCCAAGCAACGCACATTTGAACGTTTTGGTGCAGAGAATTTAACATTTGATTTATTGGGCAGAGTGCATATGGACTATATGCAACTGTATCGCAAATACACATACGAAGAACGTCACAGTTATTCACTGGATGCAATTGGTGAACACGAACTAGGTGAACGTAAAACACAATACGAAGGCTCACTTGACCAGTTGTACAACAAAGACTTCAAGACCTTTATTGAGTACAATCGACAGGATACCGCACTGCTAGGTAAGATGGACAAGAAGTTACGTTTCTTGGATCTTGCAAATGAACTAGCTCATGACAATACCGTACTGCTACAAACAACAATGGGTGCAGTAGCAGTTACAGAGCAAGCTATTATTAATGAGGCGCATCAGCGTGGTGTGGTTGTACCCAATCGAAAAGGTAAGGATGCACATGGTGATACACAAGCGGCAGGTGCCTATGTTGCTTTCCCCAAAAAGGGAATGCACGACTGGATCGGAGCAATTGACATCAACTCACTCTATCCCAGTGCTATTAGGGCCCTCAACATGGCGCAAGAAAGCATCATCGGACAACTCAGGCCGATAATGACAGACAGGTATATCAAGGAAAAACAGGACGCTGGTAAGAGTTTTGCTGATAGCTGGGAAAACATGTTTGGTAGCCTTGAGTATCAAGCAGTAATGAACGGAGAAGTAGGAACTGAGATTACTGTTGACTGGGAGGCAGATGGCAGTAGTGACATAATGAGTGCCGCTGACATTTGGCGATTGATCTTTGACAGCAACAAACCTTGGATGATCAGTGCTAACGGTACTATATTCAGTTATGAAAAAAAGGCTATTGTACCAGGATTGTTAGAACGTTGGTATGCCGAACGCAAAGAACTACAAGCTAAAAAGCGTGAAGCAGAATCACCAGAGGACATTGCATTCTGGGACAAACGACAGTTGGTTAAGAAGATTAACTTGAACAGTTTGTACGGTGCTATTCTTAATCCAGGGTGTAGATTCTTTGACAAGCGTATTGGACAGTCAACTACACTGTCTGGTCGTATCATTGCCAAACACATGGATGCGTTTATTAATGAAGCAATCACAGGGGAATACGATCACACAGGCAGTGCAATTATCTACGGTGATACTGACTCGTGTTATTTTAGTGCGTGGCCTGCTATCAAAGATGACGTTGGCAGTGGTGCAATGGAATGGAACAAAGACATTGCCACACAAGTATATGATAGCATTTCAGATCAACTTAATGAAAGTTTTCCATTGTTTATGGAAAAAGCCTGTCATTGTCCACGTGAAAATGGCGCACTGATCAAGGGTGGTAGAGAGATTACTGCTACTAAAGGCTTGTTCCTTAAGAAGAAGCGTTATGCGGCACTGATATATGACATGGAAGGCACCAGACTTGACCAAGGTGGTAAACTTGGCAAAGTTAAAGCCATGGGACTTGACTTGAAGCGAAGTGATACTCCGCCGGTTGTACAGAATTTCCTAAGTGACATACTGCTTGGTGTACTAACAGGATCAACCAAAGAACAGATATACGACAAGGTTCGCGACTTTAAAATTGCTTTCCAAGATAGGCCAGCATGGGAAAAAGGCACACCTAAACGTGTCAACAACTTAACCAAGTACTCAGCCGCCGAGAAACGTGAGGGCAGAGCAAACATGCCTGGACACGTAAGAGCCGCAATGAATTGGAACTACTTAAAACGCATGCATGGCGATAACTACAGTCAAGCAATCGTTGACGGTATGAAAACTATTGTGTGTAAACTTAAAGTTAACCCAATGGGCTATACCAGCGTAGGGTACCCAACTGATGTGTCGCATGTACCGCAATGGTTTAAGGACTTGCCATTTGATGATGCACTAATGGAGGCAACTATTGTTGATCAAAAGGTAGAGAACCTATTAGGTGTACTGAAATGGGATATTCCTGCATATACTGATATCTCATCAACATTTGACGACCTATTTTCGTTCGAATAAATACCTATGTACAATTACATAGTGATACTCAATGAATCTACATCAATTAGTTGACTTTAGGAACAGTCTAAGAAGCAATATAAAAACAGACTCTATCCACACGGAAATTAAAACACTAATTAAGACTATTAGTGATATCTCTGCACACAGCCTCACTGATGACTTTAAACAAACATCCAACAAGATAATAGAGTCTTACAACAATTTACTAGCACAAGTAGATGCTCCGCTTTCCGACATTGACCAAATGTTAGATCAAGTTCAAGAGAAGATATCACAGCAAAGTCAAAAGTTTTTTACAGCCAGTTACGCTGTTGAGTTAGAAATAACAGAAAAAGAAAACCTAACACAGAACCTCCGAGACCGTCGACATTGGAGAAACATCAGACTGAATGATGATGATAGTCCAGACAAACACATGTTAGGGATTATCCAAAAAAACTGCTCATATCAATATCCAGTATTAGAGATAGGATGCAGAGATGGTGAATGGACCAAGCACATGGTCGCCGGCGATCCGCTATATGTATCTGAATATACAGAAGAGTTTATGCATAATGCGGTGCACCAGTTTACAAAACAATATGTTCCTAGAGTTAGACGATATCAAATAAAAGACAACACTATAGAAGGACTACCAGAAAACCAATTTGGTTTTATTTTTAGTTATAACTTCTTTAATTACCTTGCATTCGATACTATTAAAGAGTGGATGCGCAAAGTACACACTTGGCTCAGACCAGGCGGTGTTATAATGTTTACCTACAACAACGCTGATTTTGGATACGGTGCTAGTATGGCTGAGAGTAGCGTACAAAGTTATTGCCCAATGAGTCTACTAGTACCCATGTGCGAAAGTATAGGATTTGAATATTATGCACACAAAGACTATGCGGACGTGAACAGTTATAACCCTTTTAGCTGGATACAGTTCAAAAAATCAGGCGAGCTGTCTACAATAAAAGTAGCACAGGCTTTAGGACAAATAAAATTATACTCTGAGTCTTGATTTTCTAAATACAATCTGTTATAATTAATCATCTTTAACGGAGGTACAAATGAAAGATTATTTACAAGATATAGTAAAACACACACATGCGCTTGGCTTTATTGAGTTGGTAAAAGTCACAGGCACTGCAACAGAAACAAAAGTTGATGCAGTTAGCGAAGACAGGAGTGCTATTGTGCAGGCTCAGTTTCACAATCCGGTTCCAGATTTTGTTGGTACATTTGGTATGCCAAATCTAGGCAAACTAAACACAATTCTTAATATTCCAGAGTACAGCGAAGATGCCAAACTTACAGTAAGCAAAACTGACGCTGGGCCAGCTGGTGTGCATTTTGAAAATGCCGCAGGTGACTTTAAGAACGATTACAGGTTTATGAGCAGTGAAATTGTAAACGACAAGCTCAAAGCAGTTAAGTTCCGCGGTGTTAAATGGGGCGTAGAGATTGAGCCAAGTGTAGCCAGTATTCAAAGACTAAAGCACATGGCTAGTGCAAACAGCGAAGAAACTACTTTTATTGCAAAGACAGAAGACAACAAGTTGAAGTTCTACTTTGGTGATCACAGCACACATGCAGGTGACTTTGTGTTTGCACATGATGTTGAAGGTACACTGAGCAAAGGTTGGAATTGGCCTGTAGCCGCTGTTATCAGTATACTAAGTCTGTCAGGCGATAAGATGATTAGATTTAGTGACGAAGGTGCCGCACAGATCACTGTTGATTCAGGATTAGGTATTTACAACTATATACTTCCAGCACAACAGAAGTAATGACACAACGGGTACGTGATCGATATTGGGAACATAGAGGGTATGTAAGTGGTACTTGTATGTTCCACGATCCTACCAGACTGTGTTACTTGAACATTCCAAAGAATGCTAGTACATTCTTGAAGGAAAATTTAATTAAACATGAATGGGTTATGTTGCACAACAGTGTCAGGCGTGTTCGTCGTGAAACTACCAACACTATTGTTATATTGCGTGATCCCATCGACCGTTGGTTTACAGGAATAGCACAGCATATTACAACAAATTTATTTGGCAAGGATTATGGTAGCAGTCATTTTTTAGAACAAGCAAATGAATTAACCAATAGACTTATTGTTGACCAAGTGGTATTTGATGATCATACAGAACAACAAAGTTGGTTTATTGAAGAATTTGGTCAATTTCTAATTAACCCAACTTACTTTTATTGTGATCAACATCTTAACAAAAACTTAGATCATTGGTTTACATCAAGAAATTTGGATTATCAGTTGTCAAATCAAGCTCCAGTAAATGTAAGCAAACACAGTTACGACAACAAAAATTTAATTGATTATTTTAAAAATATAGTCTATAATAATACTATGTACGAAATACATCTTGCAGAACATTATCAACAAGATTATGATCTCATTTCAACAGTACCGTTTTATCGAGACGGGGAATACAATAAATAGTTATTCCCAAGGTAAAATCATCAATGAAAGATTGCATGAATCAAGATAACCTAACAGCAAAGCAAAGCGATTACGCAATATTCTTACCTGCTATCTCAGGTTTCTACCAAACATTCATAGGCAAACAACGTGTTAACAACGATTATGTTGATGTTAACCGCATGCCTGCGGCCATACAGGATATGGAACAGATGAATTGGTTAAACGATCAAAAAGGTTTGTTTCCATACAAGTGGAGTTTGTATTCAGGCGGACATGCCAACTTAGATTTAAACAAGGATGACGCCAGTGAAGATATGGTTCGAAAACGTGATCCAAATACTTTTATGTTGGGAGACTCGGGTGGATTCCAAATTGCCAAAGGTCTCTGGGAAGGAGACTGGAAAGCCAATTCAGGATGCCCCAAAGCGCAAAAGAAAAGAGAGTTAGTACTCAACTGGTTGGACAATACTGCTGATTATGGCATGATACTTGATATTCCAACCTGGGTTATTCACGATAAGAAAGCCAGCAACGCATGTCAAATAAAAACACTACAGGAAGCAGTAGACGCAACCAAGTTCAACAACGAGTACTTCATCGACAATCGCAAAGGCGTCAGCAATGGCGGAACCCGCTTCTTAAACGTACTACAGGGCGATAATCATACCAGTGCAGACGAGTGGTACAAGCAGATGAAGGTATACTGTGACCCCACAGTATATCCCGACAGACACTTTGATGGCTGGTCCATGGGTGGACAGAATATGTGTGATGTGCATTTGGTGCTGAAACGTTTGGTTGCACTAAGACATGACAATTTGTTGCAACAAGGCGTACATGACTGGATGCACTTCTTAGGCACAAGCAAACTTGAATGGGCAGTGTTGTTAACTACTATACAACGTGCAGTTCGCAAGTATGTTAATCCTAATTTTACAATCAGTTTTGATTGTGCTTCACCTTTCTTAGCAACAGCAAACGGACAAGTGTATCACGAGATACTTACCCCAGAAGATGGTAAGTGGAGTTACAGGATGAATCCTATTGCTGATAGCAAAGACTACAGCACGGACACAAGATTGTATGGTACAGCCGCAGTAGATGATAAGTTGGTTGATGTGTTCGAAGAAAGCCCGATTAGTTCTCGTACGCAGATGAAAGACATTTGTGTATACAAGCCCGGAGACACCAACAAAAACGGTAAAGAAGGCAAAACCAGTTGGGATAGTTTCAGTTATGCACTGCTAATGGGCCACAATGTTTGGACGCATATTGAAAGTGTACAACGTGCTAATAGAGAGTTTGATGCAGGTAACTACCCAAGAATGATGCGCAACAATACAGGTACAATATTGTTTAAAGATGTAGTAGAAAGTATATTTGCCACCCCAAACAGGGCCGAAGCAGAAGAAATAATAGAAAGTAACAGCAAGTACTGGATGGAAATCGTTGGTACTAGAGGGTTTAGTGGCAAAAAAGCGATGAATGCTAGAACACAAGCAAACAAGCAGTTTGACATACAAGGATCTGTTACAGTAGATAAAGAAGTAAAAGAAAAGTATAAACCAGTTTTAGACCTATTTGAGGAGGCTTGACATGTCGTATAGACTTAGGATACATCATCTTGAAGAAGCACACGAAAACTTAAAAAACCAAGTTTTTGCAATGCAACAAAATACACACTGGAATGATTATCAATTAAACCAGCTTAAAAGAGAAAAACTTAGAATTAAAGACGAAATATATCGGCTGCAAAAATTAGAACAAGATGAACCAGAATTGGAGGATACACATTACGACAATGCGGATTCAAACGACTACTGATAACCCAATACTGAAAGATGCATGTGAACTGTTTTGGATAGTTAAAGGGCACATACCATCATGCATGTACTACGACAATACTGTGAAAGATACATATAATTCTTATTTTGATAGAGTATGGCGCTGGGATCCAAATGAAGTATATCTTAGACGTCAAGGTTTTGACCAAGCATACAAACAATTTTTAACAAACTGGCCGGAGGCATAATGAATCGAGAAGGACACGAACAAGCCACAATGTTCCTGGGAACAGAAGTAGAACACTCAGCGGCCCATGGAATGAAAACATTATTTGTTGTTGGGCTTGTACCCGCAGAACAGGTATTACGAGAAGCACTTAGACATGATGTAGAACATATCTACTTGGGTGCTAATCAAAGTTTTGGAACCTGGGACGGCATATTGTCAGAATGGGACGTTTTAATTACCAGTTGCATTGACGAAGGTTACTGGGTAACACTGGACTATGATGTTAACGATCACAACGAGGTAATGTCACTGGATCTCCAGGATTGTAATCGTTTTATTAGTATGATAAGTGTTAAACTGCCCAACATACGAAAATTAAATTACAATGCTACACTGAAAATTGACGACACTGACTTTGAAGCAACCAATCCAGGAGTCTGGTGTCACAGCGTACACAGCTTACAAAAAAGAAAACTATTCACAGATTGGTCTAAATATACCAACGACCAAATAATCGAGGAGGAAACATAATGAAAGCACAGATAGTAAACAATCTTAAAAACAAATATCAAAATCAAATTGACATTGCAAAAATAAACATTGCTATGTTCTTAGCAAGTCCACAAGGTGTTGCTGAACACATTGACTTTTCAGCAACAGTTGAAAAAGAACTAGAAAAAATTGCACACGCAAATGATATGCTAGAAGCATTGGATCAAGTTTAACTAAGTGATGAAGATTGCAGTTACTGGACATCTAGCAGGATTAGGAGAATGTCTGTACAAAATGCTGTCAGACGCTGGTCATACAGTAGTTGGGTTTGATATACAGGAAGGATGTGATATCAATAACAAAGATGTACGTTCTAGTATCTTAGAAAAATCAAAAGATTGTGATGTGTTTATCAACAACGCATATGCTAATCCCGGGCAGTTTGAGCTGTTAAGGCTGTTGATTGATTCAAATATACACAGCATTATTATGAATGTTGGTACTAATATAACAGACGTTGCACAAGAAGTGTTAGAAGCTGATATAGACTGGCAAGAGCAGAGCCAGAGTTCTAGATCAGCGTACCCAATACAAAAAAAACTACAGAATGATTATATACGCACCAAGAGAACGCAATCTAAAGGAAAATCTATTTTATTAACTGTGAAACCTGGATGGTTAAATACTTCACTAGTTAATAATGTTCCATCTTCGAGGTACGTAGATTTAAGACATGTATGCAAAGCAATAATATTTCAAATTGAAATGGCGACCCAATCAGTGTGGATACCTGATATTAACGTCTTACCACTGTTATCAGAGAAAAACTCTTGACTTTATCAACTAAAACATTATATAATACACTATGAACCAAGAACAAAGAAATATTGTAGATCAAATTATGCATCACGCTCGTAGAGACATATGGGTTACCTTTCGAAAAGAAGGTGTTCACATGTATCCAGGGGCTGACACAGATCCTAAACTTGCAACAGGTGGGTGGGACGATGTTAGTTTCTTGGGCGTGCCACATAGACACATATTCCACTTTAGGGTAGGAATTGAAGTGTTCCACAATGACAGGGACATTGAATTTATTCAATTCAAGCGTTGGTTACAGCGGTTATACGAAGACAGCGTACTTGAATTAAATTATAAGTCTTGCGAAATGATTGCAGATGACTTGTACTTACAGATTGCAGACCGTTACCCGGATCGTGTGGTCACTGTTGAAGTAAGCGAAGATGGCGAGAATGGATGCCAGATTACTTACAACACATCTCAACCCAACCAAACAAAAATCTACTAAGGAGATTACAATGGCCGCTAGTTGGCTAAAAAAATATCTCACAATGAAG